ATGGCAAAGCTTACAAAGCGGATGATAGACGGCCTCGCGGCTGGCGACAAAGATTATTTCGAGTGGGATGACGAACTGCCAGGCTTTGGCGTTCGCGTCTGGCCTAGCGGTCGCAAGACCTACGTGGCGCAATACAGGGCGGGCAAACAGACACGCCGTTTCAAGATTGGGGTCCACGGTCCGTTGACGGTGGAAGAGGCGCGGAAGGAAGCAAAGGCGGTTCTCGGCGACGTTGCGAGGGGCGAAGATCCGCAGCTTGATCGCTCTACGCGACGAAAGGCTTTGACCGTCAAAGAACTATGCGATCTATATTTTGAGGCGGCAGACAAGGGGCTAGTATTCGGCAAGCGCGGCAAGCCGAAAAAGGCGTCAACCCTTTATGTCGATAAGGGCCGCGCCAATAGGCATATTATCCCGCTGATTGGCAGCAGGCCGGTGCAGCAACTGACGACCGCTGACGCCGTCAAAATGATGCGCGACGTGACGACCGGTAAAACGGCGGCTGACGAGAAAACAGAGAAGCTGCGTGGGCGCGCGGTGGTGACGGGTGGGGCAGGAACGGCGTCTCAATCCGTGACGCTACTAAGTGCCATTCTCACTTATGCAGTGTCCGAAGGCATCATTGCGAACAACCCCGCGCGTGGCATTAAAAAACCGGCGGTCGGGAAAAGGACGCGCCGATTGAACGCGAAGGAATATAGGGCGCTTGGAAAGGTTCTGGAAAGTGCGGACGATGAACTGTGGCAAGGCGTTGTCGGCACAAAGCTGTTTCTTCTAACCGGCTTCAGGCTTAGTGAAATCGCAGGGCTTAAGTGGTCGGAAGTTGACGAGGCTCGTAGCTGCCTGCGGCTTGATGATTCCAAGGAGGATGCTTCCGTTCGTCCGGTGGGTAAGGCGGTGTTCAAGATTCTGCGCAGCGTTCCAAGGGCGGCAAATAATCCCTACGTCCTACCCGGGCCGCGAAGCGAGGCAGGTCACTACACTGCGCTAGATGATGCGCTTGACCGTCTGACGGTTCGGGCAGGATTAACTGGTGTTACGTCGCATACCTTGCGACATTCTTATGCCAGCGTTGCAGGCGATCTCGGATTTACCGAAATCACGATTTCCGCTTTGTTAGGTCATGCGGCTGGAAATGTGACGCAGCGATATGTGCACCATCTCGATAGCGTACTCATAGCAGCCGCAGATAAAGTTTCTGGCGAAGTATCAAGAATGCTGACCAATGATTGCGCCTAATGCCTTCACTAGTGTCCTCAGTCTACTGTCATATCTGATTCTATTTGATGTAATCATATAAGAAGCTCGAGAATATGCTCGTGCCCAAAGCAGATATCACTCCCCAAAACCAAGCTGCTGCTGTTATCAATTTACGCCTGTTTCTTCTGATCTGACCGGACACTGATTCTTGATCTCCACGAGTCAAGTTGATCGTTCCAAGGTTTGCGATACCATCCAAATAATGCATCATGTAGCCGACAGAAAATCTTCCAACATGAACGGTGATGAGAGCGACAACGAAAGCCCAGACAAAGTAAGACGCCATTTGATTTATGCTAATTGATTGCTCCGATTTTTGCAAAGCGTATAGAAATGGAAGTGCGGGCGATATATGGACTATAAAAGAAAGAGAATTGCCCAGTGCACGTTTTGTTTTTGGGGTAAGGTCTATGCCATGATTTACGTCAGGTAGATCTTTGTACCATTCGTTAATTATCGCCCAATAATCTCTGGCTACGAGTGAATCAATATATTCTATGTTTACTTCGCAAAGTTTTACTAAGCTGTCTTTCCTTGTTAATTGATAGACGTCCCGAAATTCTTCGCTGAAGAAATCACCTATTCCGACCGAAGAGTCGAGGATTACCGAGATTGAATATGAATTGAATGTATCAATTGACGATTTCATTAGGAAATCGAACTTTATGTGAACAAATCCAGTTTTTGCGCGGGTTCTAAAGTCAGTACGCGCGAAAGCCATCCAAGAGCTGAAACTAAATCTCCGGCCATCCAAGTAGCTGATCTCTACGGTCATGTTTGTAGAGGTTGGCTTGTATTTCCGAGTGTTCTGCTCAATTTTGGTCACTAAATCACTTAGATGAGCGAAGTCGATAGTTTTGGGGTCAGGAATGAAGAAGCTTAGTTTTTCTTTTTTTCCTGTTATTTCATGGTAGAGCGCCTCCATCACTGAAGCTGGGAGATTTTTTATTTCCGCTTCAAACTGTCCACGCCGCAAAGTGATGCGTTTTGCAAAATCCTCTGCCTTCCCGGATTGTTGTTCGTCAGAATCTTCTGGAGTGATTTCACTATCCATGCCGTCCCCCATTGCATCGTGAACTAACTCAACATGGATATTGGCGTTAAAGTCAATGTCCCAAGTGTCAATGGCTGCGTTGTCGTCGTTTAGAGAAAGAAATTACTAGCTGCGCTCCGAAGTTGAACGGACAGCCTTTGAAAGGCGTTCTTCGGCCCACTGGTCAAGGTCGTGCAGATGATAAAGCGGAATACGACCGCTATACTGCATTACTGGTCCGCCTCCTATGGTCGCCAATTTGGCGAGGGTGGAGGCGGCGATGTCGATACCATGCTTGGATGCGAGATAGCCGGGGACATCGGTGCGGCGCAGGCGTGGACGCTGTGTCGGCCGCGTGATGTTGGAAGCTGTGTCGGTGGTGGCCATGTCAAATTCCTCACGGTCTAGTTTCTGTTACAGATGGACGTGGCGGAAAGCGCCACCTGCACTGTAAGTGTCTTCTGCTGGATGGACGCGGGCGGCAACCGCCCGCGCTCCGGATGAAATCAGGCCGACATTTCCGGCTTGCCCGCGAACTTCGGCAGCCCAAGTTCTGCGGCGGTTTCGTACAGGGCGAAGGTAACGGCCTTGGTGATGTGGACATCGGGCCGGTAAAGCATGCACGTCCACGAAAGCTTGCCTTCGCGAAGGCGGTAGCGGAGGCGCACCGGCAAGCGGATGCTTTCACCCTGGAAGAACGGCGCGATATTGAGGACGAAGACGCCCGGCACGGTGATCGGGTCGCCGTTGGCGTTCTTGTGGTCTTCTTCAAAGACGATCTGGCTTTCGCCCGTCTGCAATTTCACGGCGGTCTTGACGCGGGTTTCAGCGTTGATCTGCAAGCCCTGCGAAAGCACTACCAGTTCATTCGGGTAGGCGATCTTTGCCCGGAAGAGCAGTTCGAGATCTTTCACCTCATCCGAGTCCGGCGCGGCCAGTTCGGCAATATGGTCTTCTACAAACTCCGCAAACTCGTTTTGCGTCAACGCTTTGCCATTGATGCCCTGCCAAGCTTTCCATTCTTCGGAAAGCGGAAACGCATAGTGCACACGGTGCTTGCCGTTGTCCGGGTCATCGCCATGATAGTCGATAACTGCGGTAAAGGCCGGGCTGCGCCAATCCGTAACAGCAAAAATCACGCTGTTGTCTGTCTTGTGGCGCTCGACAAGTTGGACGAAGGAATCCAGCGTTTCGACATTGGCGGTGCCATTCTTGCGCTCCGGGCGAGTACGCCACGGCGCAAACACTGCCGACACGTCCGACAGCTTGCCGCTGGTCGGGTCCAGCAGCGCCGGGACGTTGGAGGGGATGCCCTTGGCGTCGGCAGGTGCCGGAACCTGCACAATCGCAGCGTTGGTCTGCGCCGCAAGCTTTGCGATTTCGGCGACGGCGGTTTGGGTGAGTTGGTCCATTTCGGTTCCTCTGTTGGTGCGCCGGTCACTGGCCGGACGCGGTTGCTAAGGTTGGGAAATCAGCCTGCGGAGACTTCGCGCGGCGAAAACATGTCGTGCTGGCGGGGATGCTCGGTCGAAAGCGCGCCGTCTTCGACAACCCAAAAGACCGAGTTCTTGCGCGGCAGCTTCGGGGTTTTGGACTCCATGTCGGCGGCAATCGTCACCATGCCGTCCTTGACGGACAGGGAGAGTTTCAGGGTCACGGAACCCTTGAAAGACTGCATGGGGTTGGCCTCGGACATGTCCGAAAGCTTTTCCAGCGTCTGGCCGATCTCGGCGGAAAAGGCGGGGTTAAGCTGGCCGTTTTCCAGCATCCCAATGATGGTGGAGGCATCGCGTATTTTCTTCATGCGGATGGTTCCTTGTGGTTTGGAGGAAGGTCACGCGCGACCGGCGGCGACGAGGTGGCGCTTGATCTCGGCGAGGCTGGTGGCGCAAAGCGCCCCGCCGCCGATGATGGCGAGGATGAGGACGGCGCAAACGCAGGCCAGAAAGAACCGGCCATAAGGCGGCGTTTCCTGCTGCGGGCGCTCTGTCGGAATCATGGGTGAAATCTGGATCATGGCAGGCGTCTGCCATCCAGCGCCGCACGGAACCGACAGTTTTTCGCGTGCAGAATTTTGAGCCGCGCGTGGTTCCGAAACTCGCGGGAATATCTTGGTGTCACAGAGCCGGATGTGAGTTCCCTCACGTAGTTTCGCGCCGCGCGCAAAGATTGGGCCGCTTCTTCGGTCCATCCCGTATGCTGGTTCAAGATGGGCTGTCGCACCATTCGAAGGAAGGAAGGCATGTCGTTGAACCTTTGTGCTGCTTTGTTTGCCATGTTCGGCCCTCCGGTGATGCTGTCGGATGACGGCCCTAAGGCCATCGCCAAACGGCATCAGGCCGCAGCACGCGCGTCCTGAACGCGGATGTCATGGAGCCGGGCAGTGGCTGCATCGCCGCAGCGGAGAATTTCATCGGCGGTGAACCATTCCCGAAGGTCGGCTTTCGTGCAGCCTTCGCCCACGCGCTGGATGGCATCCGCCATCGCCTGCGTCAGTTCTGTGTCGTTCGCGGTATTGATGCGCATTCCGGGATCTCCTGATTGGGGTTGGGAGCCGAGCGGCAGTTTCATATTTCGAGGGTGCGCCGCCCGGCGGTCTGCCCGAGCCGCAACGAGGTTTAGCGGCTTGGATGAATTGGAAAATAAATCCAATTACGAGATTGTCAATCTGTATATGGAAATAAAATCCAATTCGCGAAAACGACTCGACTCTCCCCGTGTTTTTGCAAATATTAGAACAAAAGGAGAACAAAATGGGCTATGCGTTATTGAAATATAAGACGTTCACGCTGTTTCTGCGGTGTGAAAACTGCCTTCGGGAGACCTCAAGGGTGGTTGAAATACCTCCTGGGGATGACAGTCCGCGCGACGTGGACGAGTTGCTGGAAAGTGGCTTCCTAGCGCAAATTCAGTTCGCTTGTGGCCCTTGCGGCAACCCGATTGCGCAACTGATAGGAGTGAAGGAGTGAAGCCATGCGGGAAACCGAAGTTTTGGAATTTGTAATCGTACCCCCGTACCCAAAGCGCCACCAAATCGCGGCTTCGGAGGCCCATTTCGCTGATTTCCTAAAGCGGCGTTTCCGGGGATATTCTTTCAAGGTTGCGGGGATTGCGCCTGTTGGGTCAGATGACGATGATTGCTTTCATGTCATCCCCGTTATGAGCTTTCTGGATGACGGGGGGAATATGCGGATGTGCGAGCCGCCCCAGCCTTGGATTCTGAGTGAAATAAGCGAGGCGTGCCGCGAGTTCACGGCGAACAAACGCCGTTGGCTGTCTTAAAAAGCTAGGTCGTTTATGATGCGGCGCGCGAGCGCAATAATCTCCACCTGTGTGCCATCATCTGCCGCGTAATCACGATTTATTACGATCGGCTTGTGCCTTGCGTTAGTGGAGCGCGGATGGAATTCGGTTCTGTCCTGATAGATTTCCACCTGCTTGACAGACCATTCGCGCGTCATGCCGCCGTCCTTTGACCGCTCGACCACGACAACCATTCCATCTCGCAGCACTACCTCATTGGCGATATCTTCGAAGGATACGGTGACAATTCTATCCCCTTCGAGGATTGGTCGAGGTTTCAAGTCATTCATCGAATCCCCGGAAACATCGAATATCATTTGCCTCGCATGAGGAAACCTGTCGTCCGGCGGCACCGAGACAAGCTCTCGTTCCCGTTGATCAAAGGCGTCCACCTCCCTGAAAGTTCCGGCTTCAACCTTTCCGACGACCGCAGCCGCCACGGGTTGGCTATTAACGGGCGTCACGGTTTGTTCGGGTGCTGCCTCAATCCCGTGAGTGAGCCACAGATCGGAGACGCCCAAAGTTTTCGCCAAGATTTTCATCGTGTCGCCGCGGGGTTGGCTGATGTCGCCCCGCAGGTATTTATTTATGCTGTCATAATGGATGCCAGAGCGTCGCGAGAGCTCCGCCATCTTCCAGCCCTTGGCGTCCATCGCCTGTTGTAATCTTTGCCACCAATTCATGTTCGCCATCATAGAGCCGGAGTTATTTTCCGTTTTGGATTTCTGTTACCTTGTAATTGGATTTTAAATCCATTATTGCTGCGTGCATGGACACGACACCGACTCTCACAATTGCTGAAATCATCAGCCGCGCTGGCGGACCTAAAGCAATTGCGGACGCTAGCCGGTTGACCGCCGATCCGTTCTCGAAAGACGCAGTCTACAAGTGGGCCAAGGGCGGGATTCCAGATCGTCATTGGCCAATCATTATCGCACTTACCAGTCTGGAAGTTGCGGCAATCTACTCGGCAAATCTTGCGGCGAGGGGCAACGTCTTGCCGCAGCTTTTTCATGAGGCCGCAGAATGAGCGTCCTCGTTTCCCTTTCGCGCGGCCAATCCTCCCGGCCTGCTGCGACCCGCGCCGGTGCGCTTTCCTTCTTCTCGCCCGGCGCGGGCAACTCTCGTTTTGCATGTGGGCCTCCGTAACTTCCTGACGCCCTGAAACTCTCATCTCCAATCACTTCCCACCACGGGAAAAACGTCGGGATTTTCCCGGCGCGGGAAAGGTATTGTCTCATGATTTCAAACGCATGGTTTCACCGCATCAAAGCCGCGCAACGTGACCTTATCCGCCTCGTGGGCGGTATCGAGCGTGCTGCGGAAATTTCCTCGATTTCGAAGAGCCATATCGGGCGCATGAACAACGCGACCGACCCGGAATTGATGCCGCTGCATGCTGTCTATGCGCTGGAAAGCGAATGCGGCGTGCCGGTCGTCACCTCTGCGATGGCGGAACTTAACGGGCGGCGGCTGGCCGACCCGGAAAACGAGCGCGCCGCCGAACAGTGCGTCGTCGTCACCTATTCCGAAATGGTCCGCAAGGCTGGCGATCTGATTTCCGGTGGCGCGGTTGCGATTGCAGACATGGTTGTGACGCCAGCCGAAGCGACCAAAATGGACCGCGATGCGGCGGAACTGGAAACCGGTCTGGCCGCATTTCGCAAGGCGCTCGCCAGTGTGAAAGCCAAGGGCGGTCACAAGGTCGGGCTTAGCGTCGTCGGGGGTGCGGAATGAAGCGCCAGACCGATCCGGCTATCACCGAACTAATGAAGCGCCCCTTGTCCGAACGTGCAAGGGGCTTTTTGCGGCATGTGAAATGCGAGGGCGGCAAGTTGGATTTGTCCGCCATTGGCCTCGCTTACCATATCGTCGCCGAAGAATGCCGCAACTGCGGCTATCTCCACATTACCGGCGATGGAGAGACTGCGAAGATTACCGGCTTGGGGCAGGCGTACCTTGATCGTTTGATGAGGTCGCACTGATGGCCCCTTACAAGCAAGTCAAGCTTCCCAAGCCCGGCCCAAGCGCCGTTGTCATCATCAGCGCCGCAGTTCGCGACGGTGTGGTGACGGTCGAATCGCAACAGCAAGGTGTTGCGGCAAACAAGTCTGTCAGCAACGGCTATCTTACGCGGGATAAGAAGGACGGCAAAACCTATTACCCGACCGACCGCGCCCGCGAAATGCTGGCGATGCTTGACGGGATTGCGGAGCCGGGCGACATGCCGGAACGCGAAGCGGAAACCGCCGTTGTGCCGGTCGCGGACGCTTCCGGGCTGGTCGCCACAGTAGAACGGGCGCGGGCGCTTCTTGATGATGGCGATATCATCAACGCCCGCATCGTCGCGTCTGTCGCCTATAATCAGGCGAAGACAGCCGCACAGTTTGCGGAACAGATCGGCGCAACGGAAAAGCTGATCGCCAAGGCTCGGCGCATGCAGGCCGACGCGCTGTTGATTGAGGCCCGCGCGAAAATCCTTATTGCCGACAAATGGGATGAAGCGCAGGCGGCAGGCCAAGCGTCGGTAGGCGGAAGGCCCAAAACCGTTTCCGATGGAAACGGTTTTACGTCCGATGAAACTGGCCTGTCCCGCAAGGAAATCCACGAAGCCCGCAAGCTTGCTGCGGCGGAACATCGTGAACCCGGCATTGTCGAACGGGCGATTCAGGCGCGGCTTGCTGCCGGGCTGGAGCCAACGAAGGCAAATCTTCGCGCGGCGGTCGGCACGGCGAGCGCAACGAAGGAAGAGCGCGGGCCGAATCTCTACGAGACGCCACCGGAAGCGATCTTTACGCTGCTGGCGCTGGAAGAGTTCACCGCATGCGTCTTTGAACCAGCGTGCGGGCGCGGCGCGATATCGCGTATGCTTGAAGCGTTTCATTACGCCGTGGTGCTGGCCGATATCAACGACTACGGCACGGCGGACAGCAACGGCGAATTGCAGGCGGTGCAGGACTTCTTGACCTCGCAGCCGCCGGAAGCCGGTTCATACGATATCGTCACCAATCCGCCTTACGGCGATATACTCAATGCCTTCGTGGCCTACGCCCTGCGCGTCTACAAGCCGCGCAAAATGGCGCTTTTGCTCAATCTGAATTTCCTTTGCGGCTTCGCGGACGATGACCGCAATTTCGTCATGGACGATTGCCCGCCCGCGCGCGTCTACGTCTTCAAGCGCCGCCTGCCGATGATGCACCGCGACGGGTGGGAAGGTAACAAGGCCAGCAGCCGCATGAATACGGCGTGGTTTGTATGGGAGCGTGACGAGGCCGGAAATTACGGCAGCGCCACCATTGTCCGCCGCGTGGACTGGAAGGATTTCCAGCCGCAGGAAGCCGCCGAGACGGCGGAAAGCGAGGCGGCGTGAGCGTTTACGTTGACGACATGCGCGCTCCTTTCGGCAACATGGTGATGTGCCACATGTGGGCGGATTCGGATGATGAACTGCTTGCGATGGCGGACCGCATTGGTGTGCAGCGCAAATGGATTCAGGGGCATCCTCTTCTTTCGTTTGGCAAGCATCGGAATGCCAGTTGGGTTCATTTCGATATCGCGACCTCGAAGCGTGGGCTTGCGGTCAAATTTGGCGCCATAGAAACAGATCGGTTCGGCCCGGTCATTCACACCACAAAGCTACGGCTCGCTGCGGCTATCTCAGCCGGGGACGAAACTGCGGTCCGGGCAGCACGTGAACGCCTCGCCTCATATGAAGCCATTCGCGTCCGGCATAATGGTGCGCAAGCGCGCCAAGTTGGACTTCGCGAGGGTGATTTTGCAGCGCTGGCCGATGATCTATGCGCGGAATCGCTTTTTCATCGCTTCTTGGAAATGCGGGACCAGACGCGCGCGATTTACAACGAAGGCCATGCCGCCACCGTGCTGAAAAGCCTACTCGGCATCGCCAACAAAACGCAACTCAACACGGACGAACGTGCGCAGGGGGCTTTTATCGCACTGCGGGCGGACTTCGACGCGTGGAAAAAGAGGGTTTCCGTGTGAGCGACCGCATCTTTCCAGAAGTTTCCATCCCCTACGGCGACAAGTCCACAAAGGCCATGCAGATCACATGCGCATGCTGTGGCGGGGTCGCCTATTTCCCGCACCCAACCGGGGTCAATCGCAAGCCGCCAATCGCGGCAACTCAGCACTTTCAGAACAAGGGATGGGTGGTCGGCAGCAATCCGCGCAAGGATTTCTGCCCGATCCACGCCGTCCCGGCCAAGCGTAAAGGACAGAAAGCCATGGCGGACACGGTAGCGACGATTGCAGACAGGCCACGCGAAATGAGCCGCGAGGACCGGCGCATTATCAACGACAAGCTGGATGAGGTTTACGCCAAAGACGCCTACAAATCCCCCTGGACGGATTCTGCCGTGGCGAAAGATTTGGGCGTGCCGCGCGATTGGGTGGCGCAAGTCCGCGACCAGTTCTTCGGCCCGGCAGGTTCGAACCCGCTTTATGACGAGTTCCTGAAAGAGACAAAGTTGGTGGAAGGTGCATTCCTCGCCTGCGAGGAAGCGACCGCGCGCGCCGAAAAGGCCGCTGCTGACCAGCGCCGGGCGCATGGTGATCTCTGCAAGGCGATGGACAGCTACCGCGCTCTGGCGCGCAAGGTAGAGCGGGAAATCAGCCGATGACCGACCTCATGCCCATCGTTGAAATTCTGGCGGACTGCGAGACCGACGCGGCGCGCGCGGACTGGCTTTTGCGCGCGCCGCAGGGCGTCATCTATCGCGACCACACCACAATCCGCCGTGTCTTGCAGGAAGCACATTTTACGCTCGGCGTGGACGCGCTGGACGTGGAATTCGCAGCCATCAACGCTACGCGCCTGCCGGACGGCGGATTGCCGCATACGGTCGTTCTCGGCGTCCATGCTGTGCGCTCTTTCCTGCGCGACGTGGTGCGGAAAGGCGGTGCACAGTGATGGAACCGGATCACGGCGCAATGTCGCGCGCATGGTCATGGCGTCACGCGGTCGGAAAATCCGGCCTGCCGCCGATCACGCGCCTTGTGCTGCATACGCTTGGCCTGAAAATGGATGCGACCGGCGGTTCCTGCTATCCGCCGATTTCGGAACTGGTGGACCTGACAGGCCTCGACAAGAAAACCGTCCTGAAACACCTCGAAATCGCCGAAGAGAGCGGTTGGATTGTCGTCACACAGCACGGTTTTCGCGGCCAGAAATGGAAGCGGAACGAATATGTTGCGCGCTGGCCGGGCCGTGACCTTTCGGGCAATGCAGCCAGCAACGAAGACAATGAAGGTGGTGGAAATCCTCCACCACGTTCCCACGATGCCCGCACCTTCCAAGGTGGTGGAGCCGTTCCACCACGTTCGCCGGAAAAGGCGGTGGAAATCGTTCCCGAAGGTGGTGGAAATGACGACCGGAAGGTGGTGGAGGAGTTCCACCAAGATAAGAATCTTCCAACTAACATTCCAGAAAACTCTCCAGCCGCTGGCGCGGAAGAGGGAGTTTTGAAAAAGGTTGATCGAAAAAAGATAGAGCATGCTTTCACGCTGTGGTTTGCGACGTGGAAAAAGGGCGATATCGAATATGCCCGCAACGCGTGGTTCGCTCTTTCCCCGGAAGATCGGACCGAGTGCGTGGAGCGGACGCCCGCCTATCTTCGTTGGGCCAAGCCTGCCGACCTGATGGCCGCAGCGGTCTACCTCAAAAACCGTCACTGGCGCGACCTGCCGGAGCATGTTCTTGCTGAGCCGATCAACGCCCATGGCATTGCCAAGGTCTGCGGCAAGCTCTGGATGGGAACGCGCTTTGAGGCGTTGTCGAAAGAGCCGACCGGCCTGCTGTATGTGACCAGCTTTGACGAAACCCGTATCGCCAAGGGCATGATTTCCCGCGAACAGCTTATGTTCGAAAAGCGCCGAGACAATGGCTGGCCACTCGTCAACACCATGCGCGACCTTGCCCGTCGCCGCGAGCCTTTCAACACTTCGCTCTCGCTTCTCCCCTTGGTGCAGGACTTCCGGCAGGTGCACCGCGACAGCGATCTGTTCGCAGCTTGGAAGCACCTGCATGAGCGCAACGGCTGGCCCTTTATCGAGCATCCGCCCGAATGGGTCTACTTCCCCCCGGCCGATGACGGGGCTGACGATCTCGAAACGGCAGTTGATGCCGCGCTTTCCAAATTTCTTTCCACCATCAGCGAGGGACGCACCAATGATGCATAACGTGAAGATTTATGCCGCCAGCAAGCCGATCAACCCGGAGCTTTATGACCTGTCGCGTTTTGCGTCTCTGTTCGACCAGATGCAGAACACGAAGCGACTCAACGTCACCATGCTTTCCATGGCGGCGGAGAATCAGCCGGGGAAACACGAATGGTTCGTGGTGGAGACGAAGCATAAGGCGGAAAAAGCTGTTGAAGACGCCCTTAGCAAAGCCAGGGTGAAAACTTTTTTGCCTATGGAGAACGGCGGTAAACAGGTCGTTCGTGGTCGGGTTATCCATGATGTTTCTCGCCCGATGATGCCCGGTTATGTGCTGGTCAACATCGTGTATTCTCCCGCCGCAGTTTGCGGGATTGCCCGGCTGGAAGGTGTGGCTGGCTTCGTCGGCGGCATGATCACGCCGCATCGTGTATCAGACGAGGAAATGAATCGATTCAACCTCTTCGGTACTCAGGAGCTTGACCTTGATTTGGAGCACTGCAAGAGCTTTCGGCGGGGCGACGGCGTTCGTTTCAACAGTGGGCCGTTTGCGGGTTTCACTGGCCATGTCACCAAACTGCGTAAGGATAAGGTGGTTGACGGCGAACGTATCGCGAGCGGCGCTATCATCGTCGTAGAGATGTTTGGTGCTGTTACGCCTGTCGAAACCTCTCTTGCATTGCTCGAAAAGTTGTGACTATGCATAGCGCAGGATGATCTGCTGATCCTGTGCAAGCGCGTCGGTCTCGACCGGCGAGTGGAGTTAGAGCCTCCCACGCGGATATGCCGGGTAGACCCTGCCTTGACCCTCTCGCCAGAGAGACCGATTCAAGGCCAGTGCGACAGCTATATCATCGGCGGACTTGAGCGAAGGCGACCCTAACCCGGTCGCCTTTTTCGTTTGCAAAGGGTGTAGGCAACTTCCGGGAAAATCTGATGACGCCTGTTCTGTCCATGAAATGGGCCGACCGCAATCTTGCGGAATACGGCAACCGGATAGTAGCCCTGAAAACCAAGTTTCCGACCGTACTGCCTCGCATCGTCAACGGTGTTGGCAACAGGTCCAAAACTGTTGTTGTTCGCACACTCACGAAACAGACCGGATTGCCGCGTGCCACCATCGTTAAGGCCATCGGCAATCCGGCAACTGCAAGGCCGGGCCGATTGGTCTACGACATGACCACGCGAGGCGGCAACATTCGCCTCAAATATCTGCGCCCGAAGGAAACCGAAGCCGGTGTCGTGGCGCGACCTTTCGGAAAGCCGACGCTCTATCCCGGTGCGTTCCTGCGCGGTGGGCAGTTCCCCGACCGTAAGCCGGTGGCGCAGTTCAACGGGCATGCCTATTACCGGCTCAATCGCTCCGGCTCGAAGATCACATTCGCCCGCTCCGGGGTATTCATCCCGCAGGAAATGACAAGCGGCGCGACCGCCGAAGCATTCCAGCGCATTGCAGCGCCGTTGCTGAAAGAGCGGACCGAAGCCGCCCTTGCCAAGCTGGTCCCCTGACTAGCCACCCCGAGTCCCGACCTCGACCCGCCCCATCCCCCCCCTTCGGTCGGGTCCTCCCCCAAAAGAGGCCAAGTAGCGGGTGTGGGCGACTGCGGGATTTCGCTCTGTGAAGAAAATTATAGGGGGGTTCCACCGCCCTTTCAGTGGAATCGGAATCAGATGGCAAAGAGCTATCCTGACGAGTTGCGTGAACAGGTCGTGGCCTTCATGGACGAGGGCCACACGGTTCGAGAGGCGGCGGCAAAGTTCAACGTCAGCCCGAGTTTCGCGGCCAAATCGCACAAGAAACATGCGGAAGCTGGCGAAAGCCTCCCGCTGCTTACCGAAACGGCACCTGCCGAACCGGAAAAGCCCTCGCTCGATATCGAAATCACTGCGTCCGAACTAGCGGAACTGCTGAAGGTTTCGAAGCGGGCGGTATCGGATTTCGTAGAGCGTGGAATCGTGGTGAAGACAGAACGGAATCGCTTCGATCTTCGCCAGTCCATCCAGCTTTACTGCGAGCATTTGCGTGGTGTTGCCGCCGGTCGCGGTGGTGACGGCGCGGATGTTCTGACCGCCGAACGCGCCAGACTGGCGCGAGAGCAGGCCGACCAGACGGCTATGAAAAACGCGGCTATGCGCGGCGAACTGATTTCGATGACGGACGTGCGCAACGAGTGGGTTTCGATAGGCCGACGCATCCGCAACGCCGTTTTGTCGGTGCCTTCGCGCTGTCGGCAGATGCTCCCGCACCTCACGACTTACGATGTTGATCTGATCGGCCAAGAAATCCGGTCGGCGCTTACCGAACTTGGTGACGAGGACGATGACAACGGCGCTGGCGACATTGCGGCGAGCGGTATGGGACAGCCTGTTGCCGCCGCCGAAACTTCGGCTGTCGGAATGGATTGAACATACCGTCCATCTGCCGGAGGGCGTTTCTTCCCTGACCGGCAAGGTTCGGCTGTGGCCCCCGCAGCGGGAAATTGCCGATGCCATCGGCGATAGCGCGATTGAGCGGGTAACGCTGGTCAAGCCGGTCCGCGTCGGCTTCACGACGCTATTGACCAGCGCCATGGCAAGCTTCTGTTCGAACGACCCGTCGCCGATCCTTTCGCTTCTGCCGACAGAGGCCGACTGCCGCGACTATATGGTTTCGGACGTTGAACCGATTTTCGATGCCTCGCCAGCGCTTCGCGGTCTTTTGACCGGCGATACTAGCGAAGGCGGACGCAACACCCTTCTTGCCCGTCGCTTTCCCGGCGGCTTTTTGAAAGTCATTGCCGCCAAGGCACCGCGCAACCTGCGCCGTCACAATGTCCGCATCCTCTTTATTGACGAGGCGGACGGCATGGATGCGACGAAGGAAGGGTCGCCGATCCTGCTGGCGGAACGCCGCACGCTGTCTTTTGCCGACCGCAAGATTGTCATGGGTTCGACGCCTGTTTACGAGGCGACCAGCCATGTGTTGCGGGCCTATGAGCAATCGGACAAGCGAATTTATGAGGTGCCTTGCCCCGAGTGCGGTCACTTCCATGAAATCACATGGGCCGATATCCATTGGCCCGAAGGCGAACCGGAGAAGGCGTATTATGTTTGCGTCGAATGCGGTTCTGTTGTGGAGGAACGGCACAAGCCGGGCATGGTGGCGAATGGCCGCTGGCGCGCTCTTCGACCGGAAATCAAGGATCATGCCGGTTTCCGCATGAACGCCCTGATTTCGCTTTTGCCTAACGCCTCCTGGGGACGGCTGGCGCGCGAATTCGTCACGGTCAAAAACGACCCTTCGACGCTGCAAACCTTCGTCAACACCATCCTTGCCCAAGGGTGGAAAGAGGACGGCGACGAACTGGACGATATCGAGCTTGCGGGCCGCGCCGAAGATTTCGGGCTGGAAAATATCCCGGTCCAAGTCCTGATTATCACGGTCGGCGTGGACGTGCAGGATGATCGTCTGGAAGCAACCTTCGTCGGTTGGGACAAAGAGGGCATCCCCTATGTTCTCGGCCATACCGTTGTGTGGGGTCGCTATGATGACCATACCACATGGGCCGAACTGGACGTTGCCCTGACGACGCAATGGGACCATCCGCTTGGCGGCAAAATCAAGATTGATGCCGTTTGCGTCGATAGTTCGGACGGTGAGACGATGGAAACGGTCTATCGCTTCGCGTTCCCGCGCTTCAATCGCCGCGTTCTGGCTATCAAGGGTGCTGCGGGCAACCGGCCATGGATTGAGCGCTCCAAAACGAGCGTGAAGGGCGGACGGCTTTTCATCGTCGGCGTGGACGGCATCAAGAGCCACATTTTCGGCAGGCTGGCCCGGCCCAAGTCCATCCGGTTTTCGAAGGACTTGCCGGAAGTCTGGTACGAGCAGCTTGCGGGCGAAAAGATGGAAGTCCGCTATCTGCGCGGCCAGCCAAGCCGCCAGTTCGTTCCGGTACCGGGCCGACGCCACGAGGCGCTTGACTGCACCGTTTACGCCTTTGCCGCTCGCCAGATGGTCAACGCCAATTGGGCGCACCGCGAGGGCGAACTTTCGACACCGCCGGAACCGGCGGTCGCAACCTACACACAAGAAATCGCGAAACCGGAGTGGCTTGCATAATGGCGACTACAGACGATCAAATTGCTGCGCTTGAAGATGCAATCGCAATGGGCGCGCGAAAGGTGATATTCCACTCTGGCGGCACGCGCCGCGAGGTGGAATATCACTCTCTCAAAGACATGAGGGAGGCACTCGCCGCCCTGAAATCAACCCGGTCGGGCGGCTCCCGCACCATTTACGCGGCGCTCGACTGATGGGCCTCGCGACCATTCTTGACCGGACCATTGGTTATTTCTCGCCCGAAGCTGGCCTTCGGCGGGTAAAGCACCGCGCCGCGCTGGCGATCATGACGCGCGGATATGCCGGTGCAGAAACCAGCCGCCTGAAATCCGGCAGGCGCGCACCATCAACATCGGCGGACGCGGAAATTGCGCGCGCCGGTCGGGCGCTTCGGGACCGCATGCGCGATCTCGCCCGCAACAATCCGTATGCTGCCAAGGCAATCCATGAGCTTGTCACCCACGCTATCGGTGACGGCATCATTCCCCGATCCAAAAACAAGAAGCTCAATAAGCTTTTTGCGGAGTGGAGTAAGGTCTGCGATGCTGACGGCGATCTTGATTTCAACGGCTGTATCAACCTCGCGGGCCGCGAAATGTTTGAGAGCGGTAACGGTCTGATCCGTCGCCGCCGCCGCAGGCTGGAAGATGGCCTGCCGGTCCCGCTGCAAATACAGGTGCTGGAATCGGACCTTATCGACACGACCAAGGAAGGTGTACTTTCCGATGGTGGCAAGATCATCCAAGGCATCGAATTTGACGCCATCGGCAGGAAGCGCGCCTATTGGATGTTCGGCTCTCATCCCGGCAACAGCTTCTTTGACCCGAAGTCCACGATTGTTTCGAAGCCCGTTCCCGCTTCCGACATTGCCCATGCTTTCGAAAAGCAGCGGACGCAGGTGATGGGCGCACCGTGGGGCGCGCCAGCAATGGTCGATACCTACGATCTGGCGTCTTACGAACAATCGGAATTGACGCGCAAGCGGCTGGAAGCCTGCATTGTCGGCGTGATGACTGGCGGCGACGAAGCCGACCAGCTTGGCATGCCGATGGCGGATAGCCAGCCCACCAAGCCCGGCATCTATGACGTGAACGGCAGGCGTGTCGAAAAATTCGAGCCGGGCATGTTCTATAATGCCGTTGGTGGTCGGGGCATTGAGTTTTCGCAACCGGCAGTGACGGACAGCTATGATCCGTACAAGAACTCGATGCTGCACACTATTGCCGCAGGTTGGCGCGTTCCTCATGCGATCTTGTCCGGTCGGCTCGACAAGGTGAACTATTCGTCCAGCAAGGTTGGGCTTGAGGGCTTCCGCCGGACGATCTCCGCCGTTCAATGGCTCATCATCATTCCGATGCTGTTGCAGCCTATTTGGGACTGGTTCTGCGAAGCGGCTTACTTCGCTGGCATCATCAAGACGCCCAAGGTTCCCGTGGAGTGGTCGCCGCCGCGCTTCTATTCCGCCGATCCGCTCAAAGACGTGAACGCCCGCATCAAGGAAGTTCGCTCGGGCTTCCGCTCTCTGTCCAGCGTTATCGCCGAGATGGGAGAAAACCCGGATGACGTGCTGGACGAAATCGCGTCCGACGCGGCCAAGATCGACAAGCGCAAGCTTGTTCTCGACAGCGACCCCCGGCGGATGTCTCAGGCCGGGCAGGTGCAGCAGCGGGACGAAACAGACGACCCGCCCGACGACAAGTCGGAAGACGATAAGGACCCCGACGATGACGAAACTTGAACTGCGCAAAGCGCCTGCGTCCCTGCCGATGCAGGTTCGCGGGCAAGACCTCAATATCGGTTCTATCGATGAAGAGGCGCGCACCGTGACGCTGGTATTCACGACCGGCGCGGCGGTGCGCCGCCTGCGCTATACCGGATGGGACACGGCTGTCCCTTTCGATGAAATCCTTGTCGTCAGCGAACGGGCGCTGGACCTCACGCGCATGAATTTGGGTGCGCCGGTTCTGGACAGCCATTCGCGGTGGTCCACCTTTTCGCAGATCGCTGTTGTTGAACGGGCGTGGATCGAGAAAGCCGAAGGGTGGGCGACCATTCGTTTCCCGAAGGCCGGAATTGATCTCGCCGCCGACCGCATGTTCGGGCTGGTCTCTGACAAGATCATCAAGAATGTGTCGGTAGGGTACTCCATCGACAAAATCAGGGTGGAGGAAGCGGCGAAGAAAGGTGAGGTCGAAAAGATTTTCGTGGAGCGCTGGACGCCAAACGAGATTTCTTTTGTGACTGTTCCGGCCGATCCCGGCGCGCAGGTTCGATCCAGCGAAGCCACGTTCCCCTTGTCTATTCAGTCTGCGGCATGCCTCGACCTTCGGGCCGCACGCATGCGCATGGCCGAAGCCGAACGCCGCTTCGCCTGACACTCATTCCAATTTTTCCAGTTCGCCGCCTGACTTCCACCGGGGATGCAGGGCGACGGCGCTTGTCCTGCCCGGTAATACAAAAGGAACCGCACGCCATGAAAAAGGCTGCATATGTTTTCGCGACCGTCGCCGCAATCGTCTGCTTCGGTCTCGCCTTCACCATTCTTTCTGCCGACCCTTCCCACGCGGCCTCGCTGCTTGGTCACGATGCATTCGTGCAGACGCGCGGCATGCTGGATCATGTCTATCAGGCCACTCCGGCGCTGCTGGCGCTCCGGGCGAAGGCTACCGACCTGACGACGCGCGCCGAAAGCAAGCGCAAGGAACTGGTGGAGGGTCTTTCCGATGAAGCTGCCCGCGCCATCGAAAAGGATCATTCGGACATTATTGCCGAACTCGACGGCGTTCGTGCCGAGATTACCGCACTCGAAAATGCGGAGCGGAATGCGCCGACGCCCACCGAAAGCAACCCGCAGGCCATTGCGCAGAACGCCGTTCGTGCCGAACGCGAGCGCGTGACCGCTATCGAAGAACTGGCGGAGCGTGCCGGGCACGCGGGCTTTGGTCGTGACCATATTCGCTCCGGCACTTCTCTGGAAAGCTTCCGGGGCTTGCTTCTGGATCACTTGGTGACCAGTGAGCGCGCCGCGCCGACCGACAGCCGCGTTCGCGTCCATGTTGGCAACGACGAAGCCGATACCCTCCGTTCGGCCCGTGTCGAAGCGCTTGCTTATGGTCTCGGCGCGCCGGTCCCGCAGGCCGGTCCGTCCGCCGCCGCCCGGCAGTATATGGGCCAAGGTCTGGTCGATATCGCTGCCGACAGCATCAATTATCGCGGTCGCCGTATGCTGAATGCGCGCGACATTGACGATATTTTCATGCGTGCTTCGCATTCGACTTCGGATTTCCCTGTCATCTTCGAAGGTGCCGTAAATCGCACGCTGGAACAGCGCTATGCGCTGGCGCAGCCGACCTTCAAGCGGTTTGCCCGCAAGAAGAACTTCCGCGACTTCCGCCCGGATACGGTCGTCAAGACCGGCGATTTTCCGATGCTGGAAAAGATTCTGGAAAACGGCAAGATCAAGTTCGGGTCGTTCGGTGAAGGCAAGGAAGCCGTGCAGGCTTTCAGCTATGCCATCGCCCTGAATATCAGCCGCCCGATGCTCATCAATGACGATCTTGGCGCCATCGCCGAACTGTTGACGAGTTATGGCGCTTCGGTTGCCCTCTTCGAAGAAGTCACCTTCTATGCCGGCGCATTCAATGCCAAGCTCGCGGACGGCAAGGATGTTTTCGACGCTGCGGCCCACAAGAACCTCGCCGCCGCCGGTTCGGCCATTACGGTTGATAGCGTCGGCGAAGGTCGCAAGTCTATGAGCCAGCAAAAGTCACTGGATGGTAAGCCATTGCTGGCGAACCCGGCGCGGATCATGCTGGTCGGCCCGAACCAGTTGACCGAAGCGGAAAAGCTGCTTGCATCGATCACGCCCGCAACGGTTTCCACTGTCAACATTTTCTCCGGCAAGTTCGAACTGGTGGAAACGTCGCAGATTGCTGACAACTCCTGGCATCTTTTTGCCGACCCGGCGACCGGTTCCAATTACCGTTGGGGCTATCTCGAAGGTTACGAGGCTCCGCGTGTTCGCATGGACGAGCCGTTCGGTTCGCAGGGTTTCAGCATGTCGGTGGAACATGATTTCGGTTGCGGCGCGACCGACTTCCGCTTCGGCTATCGCAACCCCGGCCAAGCGTAACTCGCCCGCCTGACTTCGTTGGGGGAGCCTCGCGGCTCTCCCTTTCCCCTCACGTTGATCGCAAGGAAGATCACCATGAAAAATTATCGAGGCCCCGCCGATACGGTGGAAGTCACTGCGCCCGCGGATGTCAATTCCGGCGACGGCGTTCTTGTCGGCAAGCTGTTCGGCGTGGCGCAGTTTTCCGCCAAGGCTGGCCAGCGCGTCAATCTCGCCCGGGAAGGCGTCTTCGCCCTGCCCAAGACGAATGCGCAGGCATGGACCGAAGGCGCACTTCTTTATTGGGATGGTGCCAAGCTGACCACCGCCGATAATGCTGGCGCGAATACCAAGGTTGGTTACGCCGCCGCCGTCGCCGCCAATCCATCGGCGACCGGCGACCTCATCTTGCATCAGTAAGATGGTGGACTGGCGAAAACTGGAAGCTGCCGTTGACCGCAAGGTTGGCGGCGCTTTTGGCGAAACGGTCCGCCTGTCGTTCATGGCTAACGGCAGGGCGGACCCGGACCGCCCGCAGATCGTCATCCGCTGCGAAGCCCTTCACACGGAAGACGACACAACGCGACCGGCAGGCAATGCCGTTAGCGGCCCTCATCGTGTCCGCTTCGCTGCGGCGGATGCCGTGCTTTTCATTGATCGCTCGACCTACGAAGGCCCGGCGCTTCAATCCGGTGACCGGGTGCGTGCGATGGACCGGGTTGGCGAACCGGCTTGGTCGGTTGATTTCGTCAGCGACCGGCACAGCAACCTTATCGCTGTCGCCCTGAAAGAGATTTAGGAGCTTCCATGTCCTTTATCCGTTTTGCCGCCCGCATCTCCGCCGTGGAGGCGATCAAGGGAAACACAGTCGTTGGCGAAAACGTGCTGGACAGCGAAATCGGCGTGCTCGATATCGCTGCCGATGGCTCCTTGCGAACCGATAAGGATAAGCCGTTTATCTCGGTTTACACTGATGGTTCGAAGCTTTTGGAAGGTCTTGAGCTTCGCTCGCTGACCTCGCCGGGGCAACTCGATATCGTCTTTGAGGCTGGCGTAACCACGGCGCACGCGGTCACCGACGCCGAGACGGACGAAAGCGTTATTCTCGGCATGCCTGCGACGGATGCAACATTTGAGTTTCATCTTGATATGGCGCTTCGCCAGACCGGCGATGCCCTCAATGACCCGGAGAACGAATGGGCGGAAATCTTCCGGTCCCTCTGCCTGTCGTTTCAATCCGCCTCGCGGTCGCGCATCAGCGGCGATACGAACGGCATGCGGCTTGCCGCGCACCAACTGAAAATCACAGCCAACATGGTCGCCGAACCGTTGCGAGGGGAACCGCTCAAGCCGGGTTCGCCCTTCGCCCGGTTTCTTGCCAAATGCGAAAGCGACCTTGTTCCCAATGATCCGTCCATGGTGGAAAAGATCGCCCTCATGCGGGCGCATCTTTCCGGTGATGCCAGTGAATTGCAGACCGCCATGCGGCGCTACGGTCTTATCCATGACGAGGCCGACGCCATGTTGATCACGCCTTATGAGGGGTCTCCGTAATGGCGACTTTGGTGGACCAGATCACAGAACTTTATGTCCGTATGGCCGAACTTGAGCGCCGGAACCGCAACCGGCGGCGCAAGGGAACGATTGCGGAAGTCAGCGACGACAAATCCAAATACCGCGTCAAACTGTCGGAACAGGAAGACGGCAAGCCTTACCTGACGCCATGGATCAAGGCGCGAACCCTTGCCGCCGGTGGCGTCAAGGTGGATGTCCTCTACAGCGTCGGAGAACAGGTGGATGTTGTTTCCGAAAACGGCGACCTGACTGATGCGCAGATAGATTTTTCGACTTACAGCGACGACAACGCCCGCGAGAACAGTGACACGCCGTTTCATATCAAGGTCGGTGATACCGTGATTGAAGCATCGGCGGGACAGGCGAAAGTCACGTCGCCGAAGGTGATTGTTGAATCGCCGAACGTGCGGCTTGGCGGTGACGGCGGCAAGCGTGTCGCCCGGATCGGCGACCTTGTGCATGTCATGTCCGGGTCTTCATCCGGCAAATGGCCAATTGTCGAAGGCTCCGAAAAAGTCTTCGCGGTGGACTGAGGAACGCCCATGAAAAATTACAAGGTTCGAACCGGCTGCGAAATCGCCGGGCGCTGGCGGTCGGCTGGCGAAACCATCTCCCTGACCGACGACGAAGCCCGCGAGCTTGCGCCGCCCTTCGGCAATGTCGTTTTCCCTGAAAAAGAGGATAGCGCCCATGGCAAGCTCAACCGGCGTAAACGGCCAGACCGGCGCAGCGCTGTATGATTGGCCGCATACGCAGCAATCAATCCGCAAAATCCTGAAAACGCCGAAAGGCTCGCGCGTCATGCGACGGACCTTCGGAAGCAATGTCCCTGATTTCATAGACAGCAAGATGACGCGGCGGAACGTGCTGGCGCTGTATTCTGCCGCCGCAACCGCGATCCTCGAATGGGAACCGCGCTTCCGCATGACTGCCGGGCGCGTGACCGAAGCGGATGCCGGTGGCGTCATCGCGCTCGATATCTTCGGCACCTATTACCCTCGCGGCCATCGTGGCGATTACTCCATTGCGGAGAGCGCCAGCGTCCGCGTCATTTATCCGGGCAGATGACCATGGCGATTTACGCACCGACGACGATTGATGTTTCCCGGCTGCCGTTGCCCGATGCGATTAGCCCGCTCGATTTCGAAACGCTATACAGCGAATTCAAGGTGCGCTTCCTCGCATTCTGGAACACGCTGCGGGCGGTCGATCCGTCGCTACCGGAATATGACGTGCAGGATCTCGAAACGGACCCGGCGGGCGTCGTCGGTGAAGCGTGGTCATACCTGCGTCTTCTGGACCGGCAGAACGTCAATGACACTTTCCGCTCGCTGCTGGCGGCATATGCGAAGGGGTCCAATCTGGACGCCATCGCCGCAAACCGCAACATTGTCCGCCTGACTGTGGTTCCCGCAACCGCTAATGCAGCGGCGATCATGGAAGGCGATGACGCGCTATTACGGCGTTACCTGCTGTCTTACGATCTGCCGTCCGCCGGTTCTGCCGGTCGATATCTTTATGATGCTTGGACGGCGTGGCCGCAGTCTGCTGACAAGGCCCTTGGCCTTTGGGATGCGCGGGTAAATGGTCGGGCAGTCCATGGCCGTCGCGGTGATACGGATGTTGTTGTTATCGGCCCGATGGGCAGGCTTCCGACTGTCTTGGAGCTGGAAACAGTCCGGGCGTCGGTAACGAACCCGAACCGTGCGCCGGAAGCCGTGGCAATCTCGGTCATGGCCGCCGGGCGGACGGAATACGCGGTCTCGCTTGTCCTTGAAATTCCGGTGGTCGGGCCGTCTGCCGAGATAGTCCGGCAGGAAGCGGAAAAGCGTGTCACCGCAGCGGCGACCGCCCGCATCCTGATCGGCGGCGAAATCCCCGAAGCCCTGTTTTCGGGGGCGGCATTTGGTGACGGCGTTATCAGGGTGCGCGACCTCGCGCCGGTCGTCATCCAGCCCGACCCCTACAAGGTGCCGGTGATGACCAGCCTTAACATCGCTGTCGAGGTGCGGGTATGAGCGACGTAGGTGTGTTGCTACCGTCATCGGCGGAGCCATTCGAAAAGGCGCTTGCCGCCGGTATGTCGGATGATCTTCCGATACCTTACGCTGTTCTGATGGACCCGTACCAGACGCCCGCGCGGTTCCTGCCGTGGCTGGCCGTCCATCATTCGGTTGATCTCTGGTTTGATGACTGGACCGAAGAGCGCAAGCGGGAAATGATTGCGCAATGCGCCGGGGTTTCCAGTCTCTATCCTGCGTCACCACTCGCGGCGCTGAAAGGTACGCTTGCCGGGCTGAAACGCTATCTTGCGTTTGTTGATGCGGAAATCGTGGATCGCATTGCACATCCGAACCGCTTCACCTTCGGGCGGGCGGTGATCGGACGAACCCCGATAGCGCATCAGCCATTCGTTGCGCATTACCTTGTCCGCGTCACGCTGACAGCGCCGAAGAACCGTTTTCAGATTGGCCGCAGCGTCTTCGGGCGAGCGGCGATGACGGCCATCAACCTTGAACCTATCCGCCGCGCCAAGCGCGCCATGACGACCGCTAAAACGCCGGAAACGCTCTATTCGGTTTCCTTCGCATGGCGGCGCGGCATCACCTTTAACGACAATATTTTCATCGACGGAAGCCATGCCATCGGCGGTTACATGGATCGCAAGCGGCTGGATTGAGGGTAACGACACATGCAGCGCACTTCCTTTGCAGAAGCTGAAATCGCCGATCACGCGGATTTCGAAGCCATCGGTTTGCAGGCGCAGGCCGCGACGGATGGTCTTTGGCTGGATGCCATCGGCTATCCTGCCCATTGGGCCGCGTTCACCGTCGCGCGTAAATCGGCGCAGGAAATCACGGTCTCGGCTGGCCGTTATGTCGCCGGGGAAATCGTCTTTGCGCAGGAAGCCCCCACCGATATGAACCTTCAGCTTCATATCCCGGCGGCTGCTTCCGACCAGCGTTGGGTTGCGATCCTGCTTCGCGGCAAGGAAGTGACGGACACGGCAAACCGGCCTTTTGAAACTTCCGATGATCCCGAAACCAGCGTTATCGTGAACCGTACCACGCCGAAGACCATCCGCCGCGTGGTCGAACTGATCGTGCAACAAGGCGAGGCGAACCCGGTTCCAGTCAAGCCGCTTGTGGCCTCGACAGACGCTTGCATTGCCTTCGTGCTGCTGACCTCTTCCGGGGTCGATACTATTGAGCCGGGCAACGGTGACCGCGTAAAGACCCTCTATGAAGTGGAGGGCCGCGTTACGGCGCTGGAAGTCGATCTGGACGCGCTGTTCATGCGTACCGAGACAATTGAAACGCAGATCGTCAACATCAAAGCCAAGCTTACGGAAATCCCGCGCCCGGTTATCATCCGCCAGATGCAGCGCGATATCGGCGCGGCTCGACTGAAAGTCGATCTGCCGGACGAAGCCCGTGCGTACGTTTTCGATAACGGCCTTATCCTTGACCGTTGGGAAACCACGCATGCGGACTGGCTGGCCCGGATTGAAGAAGGTGTCCGCTTTGGCTTTGCAGCGGAAGCGCAAGCCCGGCTTGAAGTCCAGGCGGAAGATGATCCGAAGATTTATTTCCGTGGTCGGCGCATGGTGCCTGCCTTTGATGAAGTGACCCGCATCGCGAATACCTCGCTGGATTCGACGCTGCTGATTTCGCAACTGGTGCATACCGAGATTACCGCCATCCGCAAGGAAGCGTCTCGCGTTCGCGTCACCTATGGTCCAACGCAATGGGCTTGTGAAAATCAGGCGGGCTGGTCGGCCCTCGGCGGCGATGCGCGTGTTGGCCAGATATTCAACATCGGCGGCGAGGAATTCGAGATTGTCGATATCCGCGCCAACGGCGGTCCGGGTCATCAGACTTATGGCGTCCGGCAAATCCGATATGAGTCCTATAACGAGGTGTATTGGGAATACGTCACCGAACAAATCGGCCTTAACGGCTCGATCTACGGCCAGACCTTCCTCGTTGCGCAACCGATGCAGGCGACCAGCCTCGACCTGTCGTTTGCTCGCGTCGGCAACGATGGCGATGTCCACGTCCTGATCGTGGAAACCACGGCTGGCGGCGTTCCGCGTTTCGATGCTGTGCTGGCAAAAGGCACCCTGAAACACGCCGATATCAAGGTCGGTTGGAACAGGGTCGAACTGCCCATAACTCTGCTGGAAAGCGGCAAGCGGTATGCATTCGTCACGGTCACGACCGGAGCGCACGCACTGCATATCTCGGCTGCGAACAAGTACACGGGCGGAACGCAATTCTTGACCACCGATGGCGCATTCGCGCAGGGGTCGATGGAAACCGATATCTGCTTCCGGCTCAATGCGGCTCGCTATCGCAGCCCGCGCACGGTCATTCCGATGCGTGCGCTGAACCTCGCAGACGGCATGACGCAAATCGACATGCTATTTGCTGGGTGGGTGCCGGGCGGTTGCCAGCTTGGATGGGAAATCCGCCCTTCTGGCTCGGCCGTTTGGACCGAACTGGATGACGGCGATCCGGCAACCAATCCGCTGGTCGGGCTTCCGGCGTCGGTGGAATTGCGCATGGTCATGATGGGCACGGCTGATTTGCAGCCGATGATCCAGCTTGACGACAAGGCAATTTCGAGGGTCGCCCGCAATCGCAGCACAATGCGGGCGGTGAGTAAAAGCCTGCCGTTCGGCTTTTCGACCACGCATGTCCAGACGCAATATACGCTGGATAGCTTCGATCCGGTCCGGCACACCTTCACGCCTGCCATCATTGTCGGCAACGCGGTGATCAATCCCGATACCACCGAAATCACCGTTGACCCGCAAGTGCCGTCGCGCCGGACATATCTTTCCACTTACACGCTCGGCGCTGCGGCCAATGCAGCGCGTATGCGTCCAGCCGCCACCACCAACAATCCCGTGTCTGTGCCGTTCGTGCAGGACGCGTTCATTGCTGCGCTCTAAGGAGTTCCCATGGCCATCAAGATCAACCCGGAAAAATCCTACGATGTGAAACTGACGCGCATCGTGAAGCGCGGGCCATTCACTTTCTATCCGCTCAATGAAATCAACATGCGCGGATCGCTGGTTGCGGCCATCATCGAGCAGGAAGGCGGCGAGGTGTTTGACTATGCCAGAGAGGTCTGACGGCTATCAGCTTCCATCGTGGCCAAAGACGCTTATTGACCGGCTTTTGTGGAATTCCACGATGGCCGATCTTCATGCCCGGCTGACTGCTCGCGAAGAACTGGAAGCATCTTTCGAAAGCCTGATGGCGCAGGGCATTCAGGCTTCACTTGAATACATTCAGGTCAACGTCGCGCCGCAGCTTGTTGAACTGAAAGCAGCGATTGCTCTGGCACAGGAGCAAATCGACCAGATTATTATAGGCGGAAAAGCGCCGGACACCCTCAAGTTCGGCGGGCAACTTCCTGCCTACTATGCGACAGCGGAGGCGCTGACGGACGGTTTGGCCGGTAAAGTACCCACTAGCCGAAAGGTGAACGGGAAAGAGCTTTCCGGCGATGTGGCCTTGGAAAAGGCTGACGTTGGCTTGGGTAACGCCGATAACACGGCTGACAAAGACAAGCCTGTTAGTGATCTCCAAAAGGCTGCTCTGGATGCCCGTGTCAAATGGTTTGCCTCCGGTGACGCTCTGCCGACCGAAAACATCGGGCCGATCTGGCACGATGCCTACAAGTCGGTGATGACTTGGCAGAGCTTCGCGGCGAACGGCGCAGCCTATAACGGCTACGCAAGCGTTGACGTTGGAAAGCCGACCCACGACGCCGTGTTGCGGCTCGGCTTTTTGAAGTTGAACGGCGCTTCAATTCAAAAAACTGCGTACTGGGCATTGTGGAACTGGGCGCGGCACAATGGTCTTATTGTTTCGTCTGGTTGGACAGCCGGTTCGTTCGCCTTCTTGGATAATGCTGACGGCACTTTCCGGGTGCCTGATCTTCGAGGCGAATTCTTCCGGTCGGCAGATGACGGGCGCGGTGTTGATAGCGGGCGCTCGGTCGGTTCATGGCAAGCTCATATGACGGCCTCGCACTCGCACGGCGTCAATGACCCCGGCCATAACCACGGCGTCAACGACCCCGGCCACGTCCATGGCGGCGTTCAGAACGGTCAATCCAGCACAGGCCGTTCCACCTCGGTCGACCAGCCGCCCGCCGTTTATTCGTTCGGCAATACTTGGGGCGCAACAACCGGCATTTGGCTTAACGGTAGCGGCACAGGAATTAGCATTCAGGCGGCTGGCGGCGTTGAAACCCGTCCGCGCAACACTGCCCTCCTCGCGTGCATTAAATTTTAGGGCTGGCTATGACAGAAGTTTCAAATATTCCTGCCATCTTCAATTTCGATGCCGAGACGGGCGAATACATGTTCGCTTCGGTGCCGGACCGTGATCCCTTGGTGAATGACCGCTTTCTTGTTCCGGCGAACGCAACGATGCTTCCGCCGCCAGAGGAACGGCAGGGTTTCACCCGCCGGTTTGTTGAGGGCGCGTGGGGTTATTCTCCTGCCGGTGATACGGAAACTCCGCCGACCGAAGAACCGGTCGTGACTGCCGCGATGGTTGATGCGGCGCGAGATATACGTATCGCGTCCGGCTTTGGCTTTAATGGTCACGTCTATCAGACGCGGCCAGAGGATCGCGAAAACATTGCGGGCGCGGCCACGGCGGCGCTAGCCGCCATGGTCAACGGCGCACAGCCGGGTGATTTCCGGTGGCACGGCGGCGACAGCGATTTTGAATGGATCGCGGCTGACAACTCGACACATCCGCTCGACGCGCAAACCACGTTTGCCATGGGGCAGGCTGCTATGGCGCATAAACAGGCTCATATTTTTGCGGCGCGTACGCTGAAAGACATGAACCCGATCCCGACAGACTTCGCAACGAACGATGCCTATTGGCCGATTGTAACGCCGCAGGCCGATTGATAATTCGCCTCGCCAATCTGGCGAGACGTTTCCTGATGTCCGGGTTTAGCCGGAACCTTCCTTCAAAAATTTGGAACCTTCAACGGAGACCAGCCGAATGGTTGACCTGTCCTATCATCATGGCGTCAAGCTTGTCGAAAGCGCCGACTCCCCGGCAATCGCACGCGTGACCCGCAGCGGCATTACCTTCGTCAACGGCATCGCGCCCGACGCAGACCCTGCCGCCTTTCCTCTCGATTATCCCACCATCGTTCGTTCATTGACGGCGGCAACTGCACTCGGCGCAGCGGGAACCCTGCTGCAAGACCTTACCACCATTTTCGATGAAGGCGGCTCTTGGTGCATCGTCAACCGTGTCCCCGACAGCGCCGACCCGGCGACGTTGCAAAACAACCTTATCGGCGATCCCGTGGCCCGGACCGGCATCTATTCCGCGCTACGTGCCAAGGCCCTGACCGGCTATCAGCCGCGTGTCATCATCACCGCCGGAGATACCGGCGCGTGGATTGAGGACGGCGTGGTTTCGGTGTCGCTGACCTCGCAGGGCGATAACCTGACGGAAGCTCCGGTCGTGACGGCGACGGGCGGCGGCAATGATCCCGGCAAGGTATTGCCGACGCTGGAGGCCGTGATGGGAACCGGAGCCGACGCCGACAAGGTTGTTTCCGTCAAGGTCGTTGCGCCCGGCAAGAAAATGTCGCAAGCGCCCGTCCTGACCTTCACGGGCGGCGGGGCAGATGCTGGCAAGGTGCTGCCGACAGCAACCGCCAATGTCGGCGACGTGGCGAACCCCTTTGTTTCGGCGCTCAATGCCGTCACCCCGAAAATCCGCGCTCGCGCCTATATCTCGGGTCCGAACACGACCGACGCCGAAGCCGTGCGTTTCCGCCAGACGGTCAACGGCGGTCGCATCCTCATCATTGATCCAAAGGTTATCAAGAACGTCAACGGCGTGCCGGTGACGAAGCCTGTTGCCGCTGTCTTCGCGGGCGTCCGCGCCCGTGTCGTGGCATCGGCGGAAGGCTTCTCCGGGTCGGTATCGAACAAGATCATTCGCACCATTGACGGCGTGGCGCGGACAATCTCCTATCCCGATGACAGCAACTACTTGAACGAAAATCAGGTCGCCACGATCATCAACGAGCGCGGCGGTTTCAGGACATGGGGTAGCCGTCTCGCGATTGACGATCCGCTGTGGCAGTTCGACAGCGTGCGCGCCACCGCCGACATGATCAACGAGTCTCTTGAAGACCTCTATTTCCTTTACGTGGATCGCAAAACCACGAAGGGCAATTTCAAGATGCTCATCGAAGACGGCAACGCCGCAATGCGTGTCTTCGCGAAGAACGAAGATATCCTTGGCGGTAGCGTCTGGCTGTCCGACCAGAACGACCCGACCTTGATGGTCAACGGCAAGACCCTGCTCGGGGTCGAATTCGAGCCGGTTGGCCTCATGGAGCAAATCCACATCACCACCCACCGCAACATCGTCCGGTATCAGTTGCTGATTGACGAGGTGAACGGGGCAATCGAAATCGGCGCGCTCTCGGTCGCCGCGTAAGGAGCTTTTCACATGGCGCAAAAAACTCTCCCCGCCTACATCCTGCGGAACTGCATGCTGTGGGCGGACCGTCAAAGCAAGCTCGGGCAGATCGGCGATATCACGCCGCCGGTTCCCGAAGCCGTCCGCGAGGATGTCCGCAATGCCGGGATGATCAAGGCCCGCAAGGTCCATCTCGGTTACAACGCGCTGGAATTCAGCTTCAAGATGCCGGGTGTGGACCCGCAGATTTTGAAGCTGCACGGCATCAAGATCGGCGAGGAAACGCCCTTCATGATCACCGGGGCGCTGGTGGACGAAGATGGCACCACGCATAGCGCCGTGATGACCATTCGCGGCAGGGTGTACAAGCCGGACGCCGGGACATGGAAGGCAGGCGAGCTTTCCGAAAACGACTACGGTGTGGACGTGAACTATTACAAGCTCGAAATCGACGGCGAGCAAATCTACGAGATGGACGATTTTGATTTCAAGGTCGGTGGCGTCTCGCAGTTTGGCGATATCCGAAACGCTTTGCTGCTGTAACGGCTCGGGCTTCGTTCACTCTCCATTCCTTCCAAACAGGCCCGCGTTCTGCGGGCTATTTTTTCAGGTGACACTATGGATTCCGTAAATGTGACGCTCGCCAAGCCGGTGGAGCATGATGGCAAGACCTATTCCGAACTGACGTTCCGCGAACCGGAAGTCGGCGACCTGTTGACGGCGGATAGCTCTTCTCCTGGCATCGGCCAGATGGTCACGCTGCTGGCCCTCATTTCTGATGTTCCGCTGCCTGCCTTCAAGAAGATCAAGGGCGGCGACTTTAAGAGCATCGTCGCCAAGACAAAACCGCTCTTGGGAAACGACCCGACGAACACGACTGGCGAATAGTCGCCGTCTACGTTGCCGATACTGCGAAAACATCGCTCGATGTGATTGAGCGATGGCCCGCCCGTAAGCTCCTTGCATATTTCAACACCTGCAAGGAGTACCGGAAAATCATGAGAGAATGACCATGGCTGTCCAGCAAAGCACTCTTCGCGTCTCCCTTCTTGATGATGTGTCGGCCCGCGCTAAACACATCACGCGGTCGCTGGACGGCCTGCGGGCGCAATCTGTTTCTGCCTTTGCACCTATGCGCGGATTGATCGGGCAGGCGGTGGCGCTCGGCGCTGGTTACTTCGGCGTGACACGCGGTTTCGAGGCGACGGCGGGCGCGGCTATCAGCTTCGAGTCTGCCTTCGCGGACGTAAAAAAGGTGGTCGAGGCCAATGACGAACAGTTTGAGAACATGCGCCGCAGCATCCGGCGCATGTCCGGCGAAATCCCGCTGGCCGCGAATGATATTGCCGCGCTGTTCGCCGCCGCAGGGGAAAGCGGCATTGCGACCGAAGATTTGCAAAGCTTTGCGGAAATGGCCGCGCGCGTCGGCATCGCCTTCGATCTCGGCGCAGGCGAGGCGGGCGAAAGCCTTGCAAAGCTGAAAACGCAGCTTGGTTTGACGGTCGCCGAAACCGGCGATATGGCCGATGCCATCAACCACCTGTCGAACAACATGGCGTCCAAGGCCAAGGACGTGACCGAATTTATGTTGCGGGTTGGCTCCTTCGGTGAAATGGGCGGCTTCGCGAAAGAAGAACTTGCGGCCATGGGTAGTGCCATGATCTCCGCCGGTTCGGATGCCAGCACGGCGGGCACCGCCATGTTGAATGTCATCCGCGCATTGACGAAAGGCGAGTTTGCCAAGAAGTCGCAGCGGGACGCCGCCAAGGCGCTCGGGCTTCATCTGCCATCCATCGCCAAGGATATGCAGAAAGACGCGAAAGGCAGCATGCGCAAGGTGCTGACGGCGATTGCAAAAGCGCCGAAGGATAAGCAGGTTTCGTTGCTGTCCGAATTCTTCGGCGACGAAGCGCGCGCCTTCATGCCGCTGGTCGGCAACATCAAGCTTTTGGATCAAGCGCTGGATAGCGTGGCCGACCGCACGAAATACGCTGGCTCGGCATTCAATGAGTACATTCAGCGCGCCAGCACCACGCAAAACGTTCTGGACCTGCTCGGAAACAAGATTTCCAATGTCTTTGCAGAAATCGGTGACAGCATGTTGCCGACCATCCGCGAAGGTGCGAAGGGCATTGGCGAGGTGCTGGACACGCTCGGTAACCGCGTGACGATCTTCGACCAGATCACGAATTTCACGAAGGGGTTCTCGCAGGGCTTCGGGTATACCGGCGGCATGAAGGAATTCATGAACGATCTCGGTGACCTGTTGCTTGGCCCT